CTAACTTTTTCGAACCCATAATAAATAGATAAAGCTCTTAATCCTTCATGAACAAGATTAGAAGCTCTACGTTCTGATAGGTTTAACTGATTTGCTATCTCAATGATAACATAATTTTGCCAGCAAAAGAGTTTCATAACGCTAGTAAAACGAGATCCAATTTCATTACTAACTCTAACAAGCTCAAAGATAGCTCCAAGTTTAGCAACTATAATATCAGGTTTAGCTCCATCAATTCTAACGTCTTGCATTGATGAACCTGAGCCTAGTGTTGCTATCTCACACATACGTCTATATCGAGATCCAGACTCATATTCATTCATAGTAATAAGATTACGATGGAACATATATGAAAGACGAGATTCTCTGATATTAAACCAAAGAGTTTTCTTATCTATAACTTTAGTAGAAACTTCAGGTTTTTCTATTTGACGCATGTTTAAGTTTATAAGCAGTCATAGCATTTTTAACATAAAGGTTAAAGCCACTATTAGACTGATAAAATTTAATAAGACGAAAAACTCTATTCATATGCTTGCAGCTATGATGACGAGCAATAAGGCTCTTACACCCGTACTTGTGCGTAGGGCGTAATAGCCAACATAATAAAATAGATAGATTATACACGTTGTATTCTCTTCTATCACGACATTCCTTTTTACCTTTTATGGTATTAAGGGATGTGTTATAAGTTTTAGAACAAAACTTTTGTATATTAATAATCATAGAAAGGAATAAATTATGTTGAAAGTTATAGAACATCATTCAGCTTCTGCTGGGAATACGTTTATTGATTGTCCGCAAATGTGGATCATAGATAAATTATACGGATTCGAAACGGAAGAGAATGCAAGAATGAAGATGGGACATTCTGCTGAGGAAGCAGCTCATCATGCATTAGTAAATCAAATCACTGATGAAAATGATATAATAAATAAAGCTAAACATCAATACATGGACATACATGGTGGTAATGATACTGATGATGAATGTGGATGGTCTCAAAAAATAGCAAATACATTTGTTAAAGAATTAAAACAGTATGGTAAATTAATTCATTATCAAAGGGAATATAATGGTCCTTATAAGGATCTAGTTTTACCAGTAGTTGCGAAGACAGACTTTGAGTTCAATGATTATATCGTTGATACTAAAGCGACTGCTAAAGTATGGAGATATGCTCCAACTGCAGCAGATAAAAAACAAGGGAGAAAGGGAAAAATTAACCACAACTATCACCCTAAACCCGATCATTTAAGGCAACAGTTCTTATATCGTGAACTATTCAATAAAGAATGCTTACTGTTATATGCATCTGCTTGGGATAAACATACTGCAGATCTAGGAGATCAAGTAGGACATCTCGAAATATTAATACAAGCCTTTAAATCGATAGAACATATCTTAAAAATTGCAAAAACAAAGGAAGACGTTGTACGAATGTTTCCTTTGACATTCGACAACTGGAGATGGAGATATTCACCAGGTGCTGAATCATTTGCAAGAAAGATATGGCATACAGCCTGGAAATGAGGTATAGATGCAAAGAATAGGTAGTATAGTTAAACAAATAAATAGGAGAAATAATATGGAACTAGAAACATTTGAATGCTCACATAAAACAGCATATCCATCTAGAGATGGTGGAGGTAAATATACTATTTACGTTACCAAAGAAGATGGTACTGATATGACTATTTATGGTGAAGCAATAGGTGCTGAAGGTTGGGCAAAAGGTTCAAAGCTAAGAATAAAAGCTGAACCTATGCGTCAAAGTAAAAGTGGTAAGTTTTATCAAACAGCTAAATCAGTAGAATTAGTTGATGGTGCAGCTGTAGTAATACCAACTGTTAGACCAACAGCAGTAAAAGATGTAGGTAGTCAATGGAAAGAAAAGTATCGATTGACGATGAGTAATTTATTAGCATCTGCTATTCAATCAGGCAAAGAAGTAAACTTTGATAAGATTGATGGATATGTAAGAAAAATATTAGATGCTAAATATGACGGAGACGAAGCTCCGTTTTAACCGAACAGCCATATCATCCTTTCGATATGGCTCCCTGACTGGGCGGGAGTTGAACATAGAACAAAGAATACTTTATAATCATAACTCCCGTCTGGTTTAATCAATAGGAATCACAATGGAATTAATAGCAATAATACTTCATCTATTAAATGGTGAAGTAGCAAAAATACCTGTAGGGTTAGCACTCAATAAAGTGACTTGTCACAATGCCCTTTATAAGATAGTGGATAAAAATGAGAATCAAAACGCACTTCACTACAAAGGAGTTGAAATTCTTGGATATTATTGTAAGAATAACAAAGGAAACTGGATACCATGATAAGCGAAGAACGATTAGAAAAATCTTTAAAGTACTTGGCAGAGACAGACGAAACTCATGCAGAGGTTACAGCCAACGTCAAATACCTAGAGAGACAACTCAAAAGAAGCAAAGCCTTATTCATTACAGCTGATACAACACTTAAGTCTATCTCAGCTAAAGAACAACTTTACTATGCGTCAGAAGAATATAACAAAGCGACACGTGAGTTATATGATGCTGAAGTTAAGTCAACTACCCTAGAAAATAAAAGAGATAAAGAAGGGTTAATCATTGATATCTTTAGAACTTTAGAAGCAAGTCGAAGACAGCATAACATATGATCTATAAGTTTAAAGTATGGTGCTGGTTGCCTATGACAACCGAAGTTCATCTATCTGCAATAGATGATGAAGATGCCTTAAAAACATTTAATAAAATAGATTTAAAAAAAGGTTTTAGTTGGAGAGATGATGGAATGAGAAAATCTAGAGCAACTTATGAAGTAATTAATGTTTCGAACACAGATAAAAGCACAAGTAGCAGCACACCAGGAGAGAAGTCCTGAGTTTGTTTTATGGCAAGCAGTAATTGCTCAAGCCATAACAGATGCTAAATATGATGGTCTTAGAAAACATTACCTGGAATGTAAACGCCTGGCAATTGCTTGGTTTTCTAATTGTTCAAAAGACTTTAAAGCAGTTTGTCAGTATGCAGATATAGATCCTGATTATGCTTTTAAAAAAACTCAAACAGCTATTCAAAAAGGTCCCTATCAATTCACTTCACAACAAAGTAAAATACTTCAAGATAGAAGAACTCCAGCTCAAGTAAAATATGAAAAAAAAGGATTCAAACTTAAATTCTAGTTACGATAAACAAATAGGAGGATCTCATTATTTAAAATATAAGATTCAACCTAGTAAGTTTGTCATAGAGAATAAGTTATTATTTCCTGAAGCATCAGTTATTAAATATATAGTTAGACATCAAGATAAAGATGGTAAGAAAGATTTACTAAAAGCCATTCACTTTATTGAAATGATTATTGAAAGAGATTATAAAGACACTAAACAAGAGTCCTGGGTAGAAGGATTTAGAAAGTGGAAACGTGGGACACTTTAGTAATCTTAACCAAGAGAATAAAGAACTTAAAATCTATAGACCTTTTGGTCCATCTATTGGTCATTGTAAATTACCTCAAGAACTTATTGATGACTTTAATAAAGATTGTGAATATCTTATGGATCATAAAGTGAAGAAAAAAACACATGATTTTTCTGATGATCTTGTAGGAAATGTTAAACAGGAATTAATTATTAGCCCTGATGTATTTACTAAATGGGCTCCTTATTTCCAAAAACTTATGAGTGTTTATATAGAATCACATCCAGAAAATATAAATGAATTACAAAGAATTAAATTTAGATCTGCTTGGTATGTAAGAACCTTTAATGGTGATTTTAATCCAGCCCATTATCATACAAACTGTCATATGTCTTGTGTAGGTTATTTATCTTTACCTGATGACATTCAAAAAGAATGGGATCAAGAAGATAAGGATCATTATCCTTCAGCAGGAAATATTGAAATGCAATATGGACAAGTCCAGTTATTCTCAACTAATACAGTAAGAATGAGACCAAAGGTTGGAGATTATTATATCTTTCCTTGGTGGATGTACCATATGGTTTATCCCTTTAAAACAAAAGGAGAACGTAGATCTTTTAGTTTTAATGTATATGGTGAACCTAAAGAAGAACCAAAACCTAAATCTACAATAATAATCTAATTAGATAAAGG